GTGGTTAACGAAGGTAGTAAACTTCCAAATTGAGGACTTAATACACCCATAATAATTGTTTTTAATTGTTAAATTTACTTCGTTTAATTTTAAGTTTCGAACTATCTACACCGTCTATAGCTTTGACCTTAAGACCTCCGATGAAAATATCGCCAGACGTTTGTCTAGTTTCAGTTGTTGGATTTTTTGATCCTTCAACTACATTTTTAATTCCATCTGATTTCCCTTGCTCATAGAAATGATTCACAATTCTGTCTATATTCTGTGCAGCATACATAGCTTTATGATAACCTCTCGTATCTTTAACGTTTCCTTCTTTGTCTAAGAACTTCTCGACGAAGTTGTTTAGATTAGATTGATTCTCAGCAACAGCATTTGGGTCTTTGACACCATATCTAAACTTCTTTTCTCCAACTTCGAAATCAAAACCTTTGAAATCATCAGAGAACATCTGAGTAGTGTTGTCAATGAATTTTTTATGCCTTTGCTCAGCTATTTCTTGTTCATTGTTGTAGCGGTTAAAGAAGTCCATAGCCTTTTTCTGTTCTTGCGTTACGCCGGGCCTCAACTTGATTTCGTCGTAATATTTTTGCTTTAAACCTTCTAAATGGTTACGTGCTTCTGCAACTGCTTCTTTTTTAGCGAGTTTCCTTTTTCTGATGTCTCGCTCTTCATCAGTGTCTTCATCATATCTAAACTCATCTTCCATAACAAATGAAATTTCTTCATCAGTAAGATGTGGTTTAGTATTTTTATAATATTCTTTTAGTAAAACATCTTCGTTAACATTAGAGTAATCAGCGTTTAATCTAACATAATCTTTAATATCACCACCAGTATCTTGCATAAACTGAACTAACTTTTCTACATTATCTGGTAATACAACTTTTTTAATAGGTTGTAACTCTGGTTGTTCTACTACTTCTTCTTTTTTAACTTTTTCTTCTGTTACTTCTTGGAGCGGAGAAATCCCTTCAGCAGTCTCACTGGACTTTTGTACAGATTCTCCCACCTTTGCGCTATCTCCGGATGGTTCTTCCACAGATACCTCCTTTGTTTCTCCGATTTGAATGGCATCGTCTTCTGGTTTTTTAGTTAAATCTACTTTTACTGGTTCTTCTGTTTTTACGTTTGGATCTTTTACAAGATCAACCTTAACAGGTTCTTCTTTAGTAGCGTTAAATTTTTTCATTTTAGGTTTTGATTTTATTTTCATATCTCCACCTTCTGATTTGACTTCTTGAGTCACCTCAGGTTTTGTTGTTTCTTTTGTTTCTGACATAATATAATAATATAAAATTAGTGTTTAGTATTTACATACTTTGTTTATTTTCAAAATCTATAGGTAATAAATCATTATTTCTTTGATCTATCATTTCACTTTGTTGAGTACCCTCCATTTTGATTCTTTTATCTTTACGATCTTCAATTGCAGCTTCTTTAGATTTCATAGCTTCTACTTCCATCCTTTTTAACTCCATGTCATACATGTGTTGAATTTCCATTTCTTCTCTTTTAATTTGAGCTTGTTGTTGAATTTTTTGTATTTCCATTTGAGCCTTAGCTTGTTCATACTGAACATTAGCAGCTGTTAAAGCTTGTTGTTTTTGCATTTCAGATTCAGCAATAGCTTGAGCTGCCGCGNCTTTAGCTTGTTCTTGAGCTTGAGCAACTTGCATTTGTTGTTCTTGCTCCATTTTTTGTTTTTGTTTTACGCTTTTGTTTTAAAACATCATTAGCTAGTTTCAAATTTTTAATTCTTCTAATGTCAATAGCATCTTCTAAATCTATACCTCCTTGTTGTATAGCCATTTGTATGTTTTGTTCTAACATAGCTTTTTCTTCTTCTTCAGGTTCTAGTTCTAAATATATACCAAAATCATGAAGAGGTAAGTTTTGTATTTCAGATAAAGTAGCAACGTTATAAGTAGATATAGAACTTTTTAAAGAGTTTAATGTTAATGGATTTTTTAATGAATCAGCTACTTTTAACGAAATATTTTCACAAGTTCTTATTGTTAACCATAAACTAGCCTGCATTACGTGTCTTGTAGCTGTGTTTGAAGCATTAACAGCCATTTTTTGTAGTCCTATTAAAGTATCTTTTTCTGGCATACTACCATCTCTTGCTTCATTAAGTCCGGTTACATCGCGTATCATTTGTAAATAATATTGATACGTTTGAATTAAGCTAGCAATTTTACCTTGACCACTAGAAGTTTGTAATTCTTGAATTGGTACTTTACCAGGATTCATATCTCCTTCTTGTGTAAGAGATCTACCCACAATAGAACCAGTTTGAAAATACATGTTTAATGCTTCTGCTGGATTATAATTAGTACCATTACCTAAATCAACCTCTGCTAAACCATCCATATCTAAAAATACACCATCTGGAACTGTTCTAGATATTACTTGTTGTAGTTTTAAATGAGTTAATTGAATCATATCTGCAAAACCAGTTATTCTACTTACAATAGAATCTATACGTCCTTTATACATTCTAGGCGCACAAATAGTATAACTCATTTCTACTCTAGTAGTATCAGCCATTGGCCTTGTCATGTTTTCAGCAAGTCTCCACTCAATAAGCTCATTATTACCTACAACTTTTACTCCTTTATATAATACCTCTATTTTTCTTTCTACTCTTTCAAAATTATCATTAGCTGGTGGGTTAAAAGTATCTGGCTTTTCTAATGCTTTTTCTAAACCACTATCTGTTTGTTTTATTTTAAATACTTGAGTGTTATAAGTTTTATATTCAAAAAACAATACTTGCACAGTATTTTGATCATAAGTTTGCCAACCATATAAATTTTGACTAGAATAACCTTTTGTTTGTTGAATTTTTGTTAACTGATCTTCAGTTAAATAAGGAAATTGTTTAGCTATTTCAGGAATAGTTAGCGGCTTAACTTCTCCAACATAATATATATCTTACAAAATGTGGATCTTCTGTGTAAGAGTATATTAAATTAGCAGGATCAACATAGTCTAAAGTTACACCATTAGCTGGATTCCAACTAGTTTTAGCACAACCAATACCTAATGTAACAAGATCGTAATTAAATCTTTTCTTTATATTATCAAATCTATTTCTAGATAAAGTATTTTCTATAACTTCTTCTTCAGCTATTTCTACAGATTCTTTGTAAGAAAGTTGCATGTGTAAATCTAATTCATCGGGAGAATCAGGTAGTTTTTCCTCATCAGTTTGAAAATCATTAACACCTAGTGTTTGTTTAAGTTCATTTAAATAAGGTTTTGCAAGCATATCTTCCAATATAGCTGTAGCATAATCAGTTCTTTTCTTTAAAGAAACTGGATCTTGAGCAAAAGCTTTTATTTCATAGTTTTTGTTATTCATACCGTTTGCAACAATATCTACAAACTTAGATATAACAGGAACTGGTTTCCAGTCTAAATTCATATAAGACATATCACCGTTAATAGATAATTCGTCTTTATACTTTTGAACAGGTTGCTCACCTCTAGCATATAATCTTAATGTATGAAATCTATTATATGATGTAGCAAATCTTGTGCCATTACCACCTTGTCTCCACCATTCACTTTCTATAGCTTGAGCTACTCTTCTTCCATAGTCTGGAGAAGCTTTCTCAGCGTCTGGTACAGTCTGGCTTGGAAAAGCGCTATTTGGATTTGCGTATGTATTCATTTATTTAATTATTTTTGATAATGTTCCTTTATTATCATATTTTTTTATACCTAAATCAATTGGTTTTCTTTTTCTTCTACTAACTGGTGCGTATCTATTTTTGTTACACGCCATTATAGCAAGACCTGAACTAATAGAAGCATCATGAGATGTTCTATTGTTTATATCAAAAGAAGCCCAATCTTCTAATGTTCTTTGAAAATATAAATCTCCATAACTATCTCCATTAAAACCTATAGAGTTTTCTATATAAGACTCAATTGCCGCGGCATGAGCTTGCTTTATATCTTCACTTGAATTAGGTATACCACCTATTTCTTTTTCTGTTACTGACAACTTGTTCCAAACCTTATCTGGTCTGTTCATCGCAAAACCTCTATATCCTCTACGTTTAAAATGATACAACAATCTAGGTTTATTATTTTCTACAAGTATAGGCATTCCATAAAATATGCAAGCCATTAATACATCTTCAAA